GTAATGTTTCGAATGCAATTTCAGCTCTCATTAGAGCAGCAAATCTGGAGAGGAGGATTTAAACTTGGCTAAACTATCAAGTGATAAAACATACGTTACCGTAGAAAAAGGCGATACCTTAAGTGCGATTGCGAGAGACTACGGTAACGGTCTCTCCTATAAACAACTAGCTAGTATAAATAATATTTCAAATCCGAATCTTATTTATATTGGTCAGAAAGTTAAATTATCCGGTACAGCTACGAGTAGTACATCATCTAATTCGAATACGGCTACTATCGATCACTTCGGTCTTCAAAGCAACGCGGACGGTGTATTATTTGCTACTTGGACTTGGAGTAAAAGTAATACTGCTAATTATGAAGTTCAGTGGTATTATCACACGGGAGATGGAGTTTGGTTTGTAGGGACAAAATCTACTACTGAAGATAAGCAGAGTACATATTCCATTCCGTCCAATGCTAAAAAGGTAAGATTTAGAGTTAAACCTATATCCAAAACTAAGACCGTTAACAACAAAGAAACTTCTTATTGGACGGCATCTTGGTCTTCATACAAAACATTCGATGTTAGCGCAAATATAGTAAAAGCGCCAAATGCTCCTAGTATCGAAATTGAGAATTTTAAACTTACTGCGGAAATCGCTGATATTAACGCTTCGGACGTAAATGCAACAGGGGTACAGTTTCAAATTGTAAAGAATAATACCACGATATTTAAGACTGGTAAAGCTACCATTAACACCAGTACGAATTATGTTTCATATTCTTGTACAGTCGATGCGGGAGGAGAATACAAAGTTCGTGCTAGATGTTACAAAGGTAGCACTTATAGCGATTGGTCTGGATATTCTGGCTCAGCTGAAACAATGCCCGCAGCGACATCTGGTATTACTACGATAAAAGCGACATCTGAAACTTCAGTATATCTTGAGTGGGCTGCTTCTACCGCCGCTGAAACATACGAAGTTGAGTACACTACGGAATCAAATTATTTCGACAACACTGATCAGACGACAACGAAATCAGGTATTAAAAACACACATTTCGAATTTGTTGGACTTACTAGCGGCGATGAATATTTCTTTCGTGTTAGAGCTGTAAATACAAAAGGCGAATCATCTTGGTCTGAAATTAAATCAGTAGTTCTCGGCGAAGATCCTGCGGCTCCGACTACATGGTCATCTACAACCACAGCGATTTCAGGGGAAAAAGTTATTCTTTACTGGGTACATAATTCAAAAGACGGTTCGAGTCAAACATTTGCGGAACTCGAATTGATCATTAACGGAGTAACATCAACCCTTAAAATCGAGAATACAACCGACGAGGACGAGAAAGATAAAACGAGCTTCTATGAAATAAGTACGGTTGACTACAATGAAGGGACTACGATTCAATGGCGAGTTAGAACAGCAGGCATCACAAAAGTATACGGTGACTGGTCTATACAGAGAACTATTGACGTATACGCTCCTCCAACACTTGAACTTAGAGTCACATACGCGAATGGTGATGCCGTTGACGATTTGACTGGTTTTCCTTTCTACGTATATGGCTTACCAGGACCAAAAACACAAGCTCCAATCGGTTACCATTTAACTATTACATCCAATCAAGTTTATGAGACTGTAGACAATATTGGAAATTTCAAAATGGTTAACGCTGGGGAGGAAGTTTACTCGAAATATTTCGATACGACTGATGCGTTATTGGTTGAATTTACACCTGGAAATATCGACCTTGAAAATGGTGTGACTTATACGGTGACGGGTACGGTTTCCATGAATTCGGGATTAACCGCTGAATCGAGTTGCGAGTTTAATGTTGTTTGGACTGATATAGAGTATTCTCCAAATGCTGAGATTAGTTACGATGAAGATACATATGTAACCCATATCAGACCATATTGCGAGAGTTCGAGTTTGATATTCTATCAAGTTGAATATAGCAGTAATCGTTATACGAAAACTTCTACGGTAGTATCAATGGCTGACGGTTATCCAGTTGAGAAGACCAACGGAACAAATGTTTATACCACAACTGGCGAACAGGTGTTTACTGGAACCACTACCGACGGAAGCTCTGTTTACTATTGTACGGTTGAATCTAAAACATTAATCGAGGGCGTTACATTATCAGTTTATCGAAGAGAATTCGATGGGACATTTACTGAACTTGCGACAGGATTGGAGAATACAAAGAATACATTCATCACTGACCCTCATCCATCATTGGATTATGCCCGCTATCGAATAGTAGCTATAACCGATGAAACCGGAGCGGTTAGTTATTACGATGTACCAGGATATCCGATAAAAGAGGTAGCTGTAATCATTCAGTGGTCTGAGGAGTGGAATACATTCGATACCGATAGCGAGGATGAAATGGCCGAACCTGCTTGGTCTGGTTCTTTGCTTAGACTCCCATATAACATCGACGTATCCGACAGTCATAAACCAGACGTGTCACTAATTGAATATATTGGAAGAAGAAATCCTGTTAGTTATTACGGAACTCAGAAGGGCGAGACTGCTAGCTGGAGTGTTGAAATACCTAAGAGCGATAAAGAAACGTTATATGCTTTACGACGATTAGCTGTTTGGATGGGAGATGCGTATGTTCGTGAACCATCTGGTAGCGGATATTGGGCGAATATTACCGTTTCGTTCAGTCAGAAACATTGTGACGTAACTATCCCAGTATCATTTGATATTGCTAGAGTTGAAGGGGGTATTTAATCATGGCTGATTGGACCGCCTCAATGCAACAAACTTTCGAGTATTACATAGTCGATCCAGGGACTTGGAAAGACATGAAAAAACTCAACAATGTGAAATCTTGCACAATTAATCGTGATTCGACGGTCGAGACTCTTGGTTCCGCTACGATTGATGTTACAGATATGTTGGGCGAGTGTTATGTTCGTGTGTATCTCATTACAATTCAAAATGGAGTAAAAGAGAAGCATCCGTTGGGTACCTATCTCGTACAAACACCGTCGTCAAAACATGATGGTAAAATACGTGATGTATCTTTGGATGCTTATACTCCGTTATTGGAATTAAAGGAAAAGAATCCGCCTTTAGGATATTCTATTCTCAAAGATAGCAATATTATGTCTAACGCATATAAATTAGCACGAGAAGCAACAAGGGCTCCTGTAGTACAAGCAACGAGTTCCGAAAAATTAAATTTCGATTTTGTAGCGAATACTGATGACACATGGATGACCTTCATAACCGATTTAATATCGAACGCAAAGTATTCATTCGATCTAGATGAGTTAGGTCGTGTGTTATTTGCACCTAAACAGGAATTACCATCGTTACAACCTGTTTGGACATATGATGATGGTAATAGCTCGATTTTGTATCCAGAAATAACAATGGATCATGATTTGTACGGGATTCCAAACGTCGTTGAGGTTATTTATACTAGCGGGTATGATTACTACTACGGTAAAGCAGTAAACGATGATCCGAATAGTCCAACTTCTACTGTAAGACGTGGAAGGGAAATAACGCATCGTATAACTAATCCGAGTTTTAGCGGAGTTGCTACAGAGACTCAGATTAAGCGATATGCGGAACAAGTATTAAAGCAAATGTCCGAAGTTGAATATACAGTAACATATACGCATGGTTATTGCGGTACTCGCGTTAATGATTGTGTTCGTCTGGATTGCGCTCGTGCGGATTTAAATGATGTTAAAGCTAAAATTATTAGTCAATCTATTAAATGCGAACCGGGTTGTCCTGTGAGTGAAAAAGCTGTATTTACTACTAAATTATGGGGGTGATGAGATATGGGTCTGTCAAGCGATTTGATTTCACAATTTGTCAAGGCTACAAAAGATACCAAGAAGACAAGTTCTGAAACAACCATGTGGGGTACCGTCGTTGAGTATAATAATTCAAAATGGGTACGACTGGATGGTTCTGATCAATTAACGCCAATGTCATCGACAGTAAGCGCTGAACCTGGAGAACGTGTCACGATTCTCATCAAAGATCATAGGGCTACTGTTACTGGTAACCTGTCCAATCCATCGGCTAGTACTAGCTCAGTTGAGAGTGTTGCGGCCGATTTAGTAGTTGGTTCAGCACGAATCGATAATCTCGTGAGTGAGAATGTCGTTATTAAAGATACTCTGACCGCTAACAAGGCATCTATCGAACAATTAGAAGCTCAAGACGTAGTTATCGATGGCATATTAACAGCGGCTAATGCTGAAATCGAGAATTTACATGCAACGAAATTAAATGCCGATACCGCTAGTATTACGTATGCAACGATTGCCAATCTTGACGCTACTAATGCTTCTATATACAATTTACAATCGGTTTATGGTGATTTCGAAGTCCTTACCACAAAGAATTTCGAAGCAGTTAATGGTGTAATCGATAATCTACAAGCAAATAAATTGGATGCTGAAACAGCTCGAATCACTTACGCTACTATCACTGATTTGAATGCTGCTAAGGCTGATATTAGTTTGTTAAATGCGGATGTTGCAGATATTGAAACATTAATATTCGGTTCAGCGAGTGGCGGTTCGATCCAAGCATCGTTTGCTAATGCGGTAATTGCACAGTTGGGAAATGCTCAGATTAAATCCGCAATGATCGAGAATGTTACTGCGGATAAAATTGTTTCCGGCGACATCATTACCAATAATGTTCGAGTATTATCCGAGGACGGTAAATTACTTATTTCTGATGAGACAATTCAGATAAGTGATAATACGAGAGTTCGTGTACAAATCGGTAAAGATGCGGCTGGAGACTATTCTATTAATATCTGGGATGCTGACGGAAACCTTATGTTTAGTGAAGGTGGTATCACAGATAACGCGATTAAAGAAGCCATCATTCGAAATGATATGGTTAGCGATACAGCGAATATTAGTGCTCATAAACTGGATATTAATAGTTTATTTAAAGTTATTAATGAAGACGGAAGTAACACTATTATATCTAGCAAAATTTATTTGAATGATAAGAAACAGACTTTGGATGTAGCATTCCAACAGATGACTACTACGGTAAATCAAAATGGAACTGCTTTATCTGAAGCTCAATCTAATTTAGCTAAAGCACAGGCCGATCTTATTGCGGTAACCAATCGAACAGATGCAACCGAAGAAGAAATATCAGCTGCAAAACTTGCGGTGAAAGAAGCTCAAGACGCTGCGGATGCTGCTCAAGCTACGGCTAATCAGAACTCTTCCGATATTTCAGCTTTAACTCAGACGGTATCTACGCAAGGAACACAGCTATCGGTAGTTCAGGGACAGATTAGTAGTAAGGTTTGGCAACAAGATATTACGAGTGCTGTTAACGGTATTTCCAACGAGATGAATACAAAATATTCTTCACTCGAACAGACTGTGAATGGTATTAATTCCACGGTAGCTAACCATACTTCTGAACTTATAAATAAGGCAGACAATAGTACAGTAATTAATGTCCAGAATCAGGTCAGTAACTTACAGCAGACAGTAGAAGGATTTAAAACCACTGTTAGCGAGACATATGTTACTAAGAACGAGTTTGATAATTTGGAGATAGGTGGTAGGAACCTCGCCGAAAAAACCTATTCGCATTGGACGGATACGAATGTTTCGCAGTGGAGCGGAGGAATTGGATATCGAGTTAACGGTGTTGACAAATGGGCTACACTGACCGGATTTGATGAACTGGGACTTAAAGTCGGAGACTCATATACAATCTCTATAGACTTGAATGCAATTCATAAATCCATCAAATTGAGAATCGACTTATATAGAAATTCGACGCTTGGTGAAAATTACGTTGGTAGAAATTCCGAAGTAGTAACCGTGGGAACCAATAGACGAGTTTCATATAGTGGTGTTGTTGAGGAGGAGTTCCCATATTTTGCTATATATGTAGGAAATCATGATACAACCGATACCACAACAACGACTGAACAGTATAAATGTTTGAAAATCGAAAAGGGTAATGTCGCTACCGATTGGACACCAGCACCTGAAGATATTGAAAAACGAGTGTCTGCGACTGAAACAAAGATTGAGCAGAATTCAACCTCAATAGAGTTAGTCGCTACTCGTACAGCGGCGAATGAAAGTGTAATTGCGTCATTACAGCTAGCTGCGGATGGTTTGACTTCTCGTGTGTCATCAAATGAAGGAAATATAGCAACCGCTTTAACGAATGCTGCGATTGCTCAAGCCGATATCGACGATCTTGAAATTGGTGGAAGAAATTTATTCAGCGGGTATAGTGAAGATGAAATAGAACTTGGTGATTATCAAAGTGTTGGTAGTTTTACACAGTTTATGAATAAATTAACTTTTAATCCGTGTGAAACGGTAGGGGAAGTTTATACTATTAGTTTTTGGGCGAAAAGTCCAAATGGTAGCACAGACTTACTATTATATAATAGTAATAACAATCCGAGACATTTTAATTTTTATACGATACTGACAAATTCACTCGGAAGCGAATGGCAATATTTTACGCATACAGTAACGAATACTGACCGAGGTTCATCGTACACAGATACCTGCTGTAATAGAATCGAAATCTATGCATCAGGTCAGTTGGGCGTACTAGTAAAGAAAATTAAAGTTGAAAAAGGTAATAAAGCAACTGATTGGACACCTGCTCCCGAAGACATGGCTACCGAAAATGATATCGAATATGTAAATAGTGAAATAAACAACACTAATTCCCGTATCACCGCTGCGGAATCATTAATCGAGCAGTTAGATAACTGTATTCGTGCGTTGGTTACTGATGAAAACGGCCAATCATTGATGTCCCAAACAAGTACTGGATGGACGTTTAGTACGAGTTCAATTAACGATATGATGAGTAGTCTATCGAATAGTATCGCAAGTTTACAATCCACAACTGGTAGTACACAAGCTACAGTTAACAGTCTTCAAAACGCCGTTAATGACTTGGAAGATACTGCTCAATATGTACGTATTGCATCTTACGAAAACGAACCTTGTATTGAATTAGGTAAAAGTAGTAGTGAATTCAAACTTAAAATCACCAACACACGTATCATGTTTATGAGGGGTTCTAGCGTTCCAACATATATAGATACGACTGGGTTGATCACGGAAAACATCACGATCAACGGTGAATTGCATCATGGCAAATATGTCTGGAAACAACGAAGCAACGGCAACTATGGTGTGCAGTATGTAGGATAGGAGGTATAATTCAAAATGGCAAGTGTATCACAATGGACTCCGTTTGGGGTTGCGTTGGATCTTACAGCAACGGTCAGTAGTGTAACGAGAACGTCTTCTACTCAGTATACTGTAAAGTTTAATGTATCCTGGAAAACCCACTGGGATACAAAGACGGACTACGGTATGACTGCTTCGTCTGGTGGCGGTAGCGTCAGCCTTAACTCGTCTGGTACAAAATCGGCAGGTAGTAGCGGAACGTTTACAGGAACCTATTCGACGTCTGCTAATGTGGCTGCCACTAAGACTGTAACGGTTACATTTAGAAACTATAATACCGATCACAACGATTCGGCAACAAAGAGCATCAACTTATCAGTAAGTGTTCCTGCATGGACGAGCTATAAAGTAAGCTACAACGCAAATGGCGGTTCTGGAGTTCCATCGACTCAGACAAAATGGAAAGACCAGACCTTGACTCTTTCAAGTACAAAACCGACTCGTACTGGTTATACGTTTGCGGGTTGGGCTACTTCGTCAACTGGTAGTGTGGCTTACGCTGCAGGAGCTAGTTATACTTCAAACGCATCGGTTACTTTATACGCGAAATGGACGGCGATCACGTATACCGTAAGTTACAACGCAAACGGTGGTTCTGGAGCTCCATCAAGTCAGACGAAAACTTATGGTGTAGCACTCACGTTATCAAGTACCAAACCGACTCGTACGAATTACACGTTTAAGGGTTGGGGTACGTCATCGGGGGCTACAACTGTCTCGTATTCGGCGGGTGGTAGTTATACTTCGAATGCATCGATAACCCTTTATGCAATTTGGGAATTATCGTATGTTAAACCAAGAATCTCTGGTTTCTCAGTAGCCAGATGCAATTCGAGTGGTACTGTAACCGATTCTGGTACTTACGCTTTGGTTAAGTTTAACTTTGCTACGGATAAAACAGTAACGGGTATCGCTATTTATTGGAAAGTGGCAACATCGTCTTCATATACTAATAGTTTAGCGGTTCCTTTTACCGGTAGTACTACTATTAGTCAGGTTATTGGCGATGGCGGTTTAAGTACGGAAACTACATATAATATCCAAGTAGTCGTATCGGATGCAAATGGTAGTTCAGATGTTACGGGTACTGTTCAAGCTATTAAATATCCTATTGATATTAAGTCTGGTGGAACGGGTATAGCATTTGGTAAACCGGCAGAGACTGCGGATTTATGTGAGTGTAATTATAATTTCCAAGCTAACCGAAAACTAACAGTGGGTAAATACGTCGACAGTTCTACAGCACCAACGGGCGGAATGAAAATTCACGATTTGCGAGATGTAACGCCAACGCCTGGTATGTTCGGTGACAATAGTATGAATTTATATTTCGACACTATAGGTGTTGATAATGACTATTGGAAAACAATCATGAGTTTAACTGGATGGAGTGCCGATTCGTATGCCACTCATGAATTAGCGTTTAATTCACATTATGGTACTGGAAGTCCATATTTATGGCATCGTGTTGGTGCTAACGGTACATGGCAAGCTTGGAGAAGGATATTAGACAATTACGGCGGCGGTATGAATGGCGACTTAACTTTCGCTAACGATGTCAAAATCAATAGTACGAGAACCGACGGAAGTGTATACGAAGCTATTAATCCGATGTCCGCGGGTAATAATCTCGCTATCGGACACGGTTTATACACCAACAAGTCTGGAAGTCTAAATCTATACAGTTACGATATCAACCATTTTGTGAGTAATATAGCCGAACCTGGCTCGTATAGACCGTACAGAAGACGAGGGGATTCGATAAGTCTTACAATAAGAACTGCGGGATATGTAACAAACTCTGGGGCAGATGTATCATTCTCAATACCGTTTTCCGTACCGATCGTAGGAGCGCCAACCGTAACTGCGACCAGTGGTAACGGTTTTATATTACGACAGGGTAATTCATACACACACGGTTCTTCAGCATCTGTATACGTAATCCCAACGAGTTATAGCGTAACTAGACGACAGTTTAACGGTATCGATATAACTGCTTCGTTTTCTAACACTACGAATGTAACTAACAACGACGCTATAGGCGTGTATTGGAACGGAACGATTACATTCTCATAAATAGAACAAGAGGTGAATCCATTGGCATTATATAAAGCAATAAAGCAAAAAGATGGAGTAACTACATATTACCATCGAATTTTATATTTGACACAAACAGTGAATCGTCAGAATTCTATTGCGGTTCTTTCTTATGTAGACGACGCATCTAGAACAGCTGAACAGGAGAACGAGATCGCTCAGCCATACATGCAAGCGGTTACATACGAATTACCTTATGATGAAACGATGACTGTTGAAACAGCTTATGCATACATAAAAACTTTGCCTCAGTTCGAAGGGGCCGAAAATATTTAACAGAAAGGAAATATGTGATATGACAAATACATTACAGGTTACAGAAACAATCAATAGAACAGGTTATACAATTATCGATGGTATTAAAGTAGTTCAGCATACTTGTACAATTTCATCCGAAGATCCACAGCAGATTCGAGTTGGTATGGTTAAACTGGATAATGAAATGTATAAAGCAAACAGAGCTATTTGTAGAGACGATTATGCTGTATTCGAAGATTCTGCGTATGCTTTACAGGAAGAGTTGATCGCTAAAGTAGAACCAGTCGAAGGCGTAATCGCAGAAGAATAATCGAGGTGAATTCAAAATGGAAATTGCTATAGCATTTATCGCAGCGATGGGAATACCAAGTGCTATTACGGGATTTTTATTTTGGTGGCTGAAGCGTAGTATTGATAAACGTGAAAAGAAATCTGAAGAAAGAGAGAAAACTACAGAACAGCTCATGTTAATCATCATGAAAAACAGCAGAGCTACGAATGTATTAGCAGAGGCAACAGCAAAAGCAGTCCAACGTATTCCAGACGCTCATTGTAATGGCGATATGACGGCTGCTCTTGAACTTGCCGAAAAAATTCAGAAAGAAGAAAAAGATTTCATGTTTGATCAAGGTATAAAACATATTTTCGGAGATTAATAAGAAAGGCGGTAGTAACTATGAAAAATATTAACTGGATTGTACGAATTAAAAACAAAAACTTTTGGATAGCTATTATTCCAGCAGTATTGCTGTTGATTCAGGTGGTAGCTGCCGTGTTCGGATTCAGTCTTGACTTAGGCGATTTGGGTAATAAGTTACTCGCGGTTGTTAATGCTGTGTTTATGGTATTATCAATTCTCGGTGTAGTAGTAGACCCAACGACAGCTGGAATCGCAGACAGTACACAGGCTATGACTTACAGTGAACCAAAGAAATAATGTGAATGAAGGGCCTCGTTGAACAAACGGGGTCTTTTGTTTTTCTTCAAAATGGAATTCGCGACCTATACGAGTCCTTTTATGAGAGAGAATTAGGAATGACTCCAATGACGATATTAAATAAAGATATGAAAAAATTAATATTATCAGGAGACGCTGGCCTACTAGACGGTCTTTATCAGATACAGTCTAATTGAGCGGGTTCGAGTCCTACAGATACGCATTCTCTCTTATTTTTCTATTTGAACGAAGTGAAAACAGGTGAACTTTAGTTGAATTCGCGACCTATACATACCCTATTATGAGATAAAAACCAAAAAGGAGATGTTTAACATGGAAGTTAAAACTAAAGGCTATGATATTGAGCAAGTAGTTGATGTAATTGAAATGTTATCATATTCACAAGGTTTTTACGGACGATTATTAGAAGAGATCCTATATATTGAGGAGAACGAACCAGCTAAGTACGAAGTATTTAAGCAAATTATCGAGAAACAGGAGTTTGAAGACCCTGTGGACGTAGTGCTATTCTTCGAAGGCTAGGACGAGTCCTTAACAAGGGCTCTTCATTTTCTCTCGCGACCGAAACATTTCTTTTATGAGGAGGTGATATGAATGGTATGGTATAAATTAAAACAGGACTTTTCTAGAAAAGAAGCGAAACTAATTTTAAAGTATATGCAAGAAATTATTGACGAGTACGGCTATGTAACTCTCGCCGATTTTTATGATCTCGTAGATGTTAGAAGAGTTGTCTACACGGATAATAAAAAACGTTGGCGTTCGTTAAATGGGGCTAGAGTATCGTTGTTTAAAGGTAAATATGGGTATAGAATAAAATTACCGGCTTTTGAGGAATTGTCATGACGTAAATCAATATCATATTGCACTAAAACAATAAGGGCTTAGGAGAAATCTTAGGCTCTTCTTTTTCTTTTCGCGCTTCCTACACTTCCTTTTATGGGAAAACATTTCGAAAGGGGACAATCAAAATGGCTAGATTTAATGCGAAAGAAGAAACATGGTTGAAAGTAGAAGTCTTAGGAAAAGAAGGTTTATTTATAGATTTACGAATCGATAGAAAGACTGTTCCAGAAGGCTATCATATGTACGAGGTAAGACACTCTGATGATGATTGGGGTGAACCTGTAGAGATAGGCGAATGGATTATGGTAAATTTCTTCGGCACGTTATTGATGAAAGAACCATTCGAATTAGAGAAATCTACTGCGGTCAATAATGCTTATTTGTGGTTAGAGAATCCAGAAGATTTTGGGTATCTTGGAGAAACTGTAGAATTTGGAGAGAGTTAAACATGCTCTCTTCTTTTCGCGTAAATTACTGATCCTCTTATAGAAAAACCAAAATAAAAGGAGGAAATATTATGTTTGAAAATAAAATTATCAAAGGAGAGTATGCGAGTAGATATATCGCAAGCTGGATTCGAGTAGGTGGACAACTCAGATATGGTAAGGATGAAGATGATTTTAACGAATGGTTATTATCATTAGGTCTTACCGAAGATGAGGCGTACTACATTACGAATTTAGCACGATGTGGTAAACTCGAAATGCAGACACACGCACAGATGTTTTTAAAGAATAGACGTTAATAGAATTCAAAATGGTTTGCGAGGGAGGTCTACAAAGGCTTCTCTTTTCTTTTTCGCTAAATAAACAATCTATATTATAGAAAAAACAATCAAGGAGGAACGATTATGAAAGTAGTAGTTGACAATTTTAGTTATAAGGGTAAATACTATGATAAATTTGAGTGTGAATTACCAGTATCGGATTTAAATAGTATTAGCAGTAAAGAATTATCGGCTATGTTTACCGAACAAATCGATATTTTTGAAGGAAGAAAGGAGTCTCACTAATGGGGCTTCTTTTATTTTTCTGCTTGAATGAAACGAGAACAGACGAATTGTACGGATGAGCTATTTCGCGCCTCTTACACGTCCTCTTATGAAGACAAATAGCGAAAGGATGATTGCTATGTGTAAAGTGTATGAATTCCCACAACAAACTGAGCTTCCAAAAGAAGAGGCGGAATTACTCGAAATTTTAGGCGAGGCGTATGTGAAAGCATTATACAACGCATTAGTCAAAATGGTGGGTGGTGGAGCTTCTCGTGATGAAATGGAAGAGGTTAATGGGCTAGTACATCGAGCATTTTTGAAAGGTATGAACAAAGCGCTAGAGGAATATGAGAAGTCCTGAACAAGGGCTTTTCTTTTTTCGCTAAATAAACACTTCGTTTTATGAGGAGGTGATTTGGAATGATACAAACTGATTTCGTAAAACTCAATAACAAAGACGAAAGATTCAGATTTTCAACAAAACTGGTATGCGTTATAAAACCGATTATTCGAGTAGTATTAACACCGATATTCTTGTTGATTAGATTATATTGTTGGGTTTGGGATTACGATTATTACGAGATATTTTTCAAACGCTAAAAACAATAGAACTGGGCTCATATCGAGTCCTTTTCTTTTTCTCCCCCAACCCACTGGACTTTTTACCTTAAACAACCGTGTGCTGTCGAGTGAGCACCCTGATGATAAAGTCATTTCTCCGATTATATTTACTGTTGGACTTTTGACCTTAAACAACCGAGGGCTTCTCTGTACGCACTCTGTTCATAAAGTCGTTTCTCCAACATAAGAAAAACCCCGCCGTAGCAAGGTTTCTCAGGGTTGTTATATTTTCAGATGCATCACGATTTCCATGTCATCTTTGTCTGTTTTACGTCTTGTGAGCTTAGTTGTCTTCGAATATATGATTCTGTTTATGATTGATTTCAATGACTCATTCTTTTGTGGTATACTCATATTGTCGTATTCATTTAAGCAGTCTTCCAATTTGGGGATTGCTTTTTTATATCTAATTAACTTTTCTTCCTCTTCGGTATTTTCGAATTTGGCCAGTTTACGTTCAATCGAATCAATTTCTTTTTCGATGTCGTTCTTCA